AGTAAAGCGAAGCGTATTGAGCGGGTCACCTGTTGTGATACCTGTGTTGTTTGCCGCAAGGTCTAACTGCTTGGCAGGCGAAGTCGTCCCAATCCCCACGTTGCCGGAGGAGTCGATTCGCATGCGTTCGGCGGCAGCAGTAGCAAACCGCATGAAGCGTGATGCGTGGTCGTACTCAATAAAGCCATCTTCAATCGAATCAGTATCACCAAAACCTACACGGTTAAAACCTGTGTTGCTACCAATGAGAGCTATACCAGAGCCTAATCCAGCAGTATTGTTTCGCTTTGCAATAATGTTGTAATAAGCGCCACCAATAGGGACAGCACCGGCATCAGCATGAACTACAAGTTGACCACCAGTAGACATGGTTGCTGTCTGCCCGATAGTGGTTGTTCCCGCAAAGTAGTTTTGCGCCGTTCCCGACGCATAGATGTTCCACTTGTTCGTGCCGGAGGAAACTAGCGAGGTGATGCCGAAGTTGTTCGTGCCTTGGGTTTGATCGTCAACGTAAACACCGTATTGATTGGTGATAGTTGATCCCGCGCCTTTAGTAGCATTGACTGCGCGGTACGCAAAAACATCCGCGACTGTAAACGTTGCAGCAGCCGTGTTAACTTTTGCGTAATAGCCATAGCCGCCTGTAGTGGCTGCTGATGTAATTGTGGGGTTTGAAAAAACGCCAATTTGTCCTAAGCCCGTTAACGCCGAAGAAGTAACTTGAATGGCATAACTTGCGTTTGCTGCACCGCCCACCCCCACATACCCATTCACCGTCACGGTGTCGGTTGAGGCATCGCCAAGCGTGGTGTTGCCGGTAATGTTGGCGTTACCTGCAACAGAAAGTAGATTGGTGGGTGACGTTGTGCCAATACCCACATCACCAGTTGCCGTCACAACAAACGGCGTTGCATCCGGATTTGCACTGTCCTCCACAAGGATAGAATTTCCACTGCCCGTTTGCGTTACACGTAATGCAGGAGAAGACGAGTTGGCGGAAACCACCAAATTGCCACTAAACGCGGTCAAAGACGAAGCAACATTCGTCCCATCCGCAAATATCATCGTGGTAGTCCCAGCAAGAACCGTGACCCCCGTGCCCGCCGCCGTCGTATTGCCTAATACCGTGGAACAATAAATCGTCGCGTCATAAGCACTCGAATTACGAATGACGTAAAACTTTTCTGCCGGAGGAATGTAAACATTAAAAACAGCGGAGGTCGTCGTCGTTAAATTGATGATCATGTTGCGCGACTGATCCGCACCACCATCTACCGCCGTTAATGCTTGGTTGGCTGAGGTAATACTTACCGACACATACCCTGAGATGGCATCCTCAATCAACGTGCCAAGGTTGGTATTTGTCGTCGTGCCCCATGTGCCTGATTGCTCACCATTAGCAATCAACTCAATACGGAGATTAGGGGAGTATGTGCTAGGCATCGTCGTGTCCTTACGTACTTGTATCTACGTCTTGCCATGCCGGAGACTGTGTGTCCACTACATCCGACCAGCTTGACCCTTGGGTATTATCTACATCCAACCAGCCCGCAGACTGCGTATCCACTACCGCTGCCCACGTCATAGACTGCGTGTTATCTACATTCTGCCAGTTAGGGGCTTGACTGTCATCTACCGGCTCCCATAACAACCGCCGGAATAGCTCGTCCCGAGCTTCTGCCGATTCTGCAATAGACGCGAGGAACACGGCCGAGGCAGAGGACAGTTCTTGTCCCGTTACCAACTCCTGTATCAGCGCATTAAACTGCGCCTGCGCGGAAACCGCGACCGACCCTGCTGCTGTTTCGGATACAGACGCACCAAACGCCGCCAAGGCCGAGGATACATCCGATCCTGTACTAGATTCTGCTATTACCGCACCAAACGCCACCCCTGCTGAAGTACTGTCTGATGCATCTGCCTCCTCTGATATAGAGGCTGTATAAACAATCCCACCGACAACATTATCCGCGCCCTGCGCTCCTTCGGTAATAACCACCGAGAAACTTGCCTGCGCAAAAACTACCTCTGAACCAGACCCCGCTTCAACTATTGACCGACTATAAGTAGGAAATGCCGATACCGTTTCTGCCCCAGTAGACTGCTCTGTAACCGCCCCAAAAAACTCAACCAACGAGGCATTTGAATCGGACGCTGTAGCCGTTTCAGAAACAGATGCCCCATATGTTACTAAAGATGAAACAGTATCGGACGATGTAACGGTTTCGCTTATCTGACTTATGTAGGCAACCCCGCTCGAAACAACTTCTGACCCCGTAGCAGATTCGCTTTCCGTACGGTCATAAACGGAGCATCCCCACCCCGCTTGTCCCCACGTACCACTGCTCCATCCCCCCTCGGGCACACCTTACCCCGCCACCAGTTGGTCTTCCTCAAACCACCGCTGCTGTTCTACGCCATCCGCATCTGTCCATGACACCAGATAAGAAATAATCCCATCTTCGTTCATCCGCATCGCAGTAATCGGACCTGATGGAACCGTTACCTTTACCGATACCACATCACCTTTTTTAAACGTCGCCATAAGTCTCTCCTTATGCTGCATCAAGGCTAAACGTATACGTCACGTTCAACACGTCGCCGGAAACCACCGCGCGGTCCCCCGGGGATTGAAAATCAGATGCCGAAAACAGTATGCCCGATGTGCCCGTGGCCACCGAACACAAAAACGCCCCGGCAATCGTGGTCGTGCCATTCATCGTGAACTGAGAAGGCGACGCACTATTGGTAATGACTGAAGGGTCCGCTGTGGTCGCCGCACCAAAGGTGACTGCCTTACGATTACCTGTATAGGCCGTATCCTCTGTCCATCCAATATGAGAGGCAAGTGTATCGCCCGCAGCAAACGAGGTACCCGAGGCAGGCCCTTGAACCAGACCAAGAAACCAAGCAGCGGTGTAGCCTGTGCCGCTAAAGTACTTGTCATTCATGTCCTTTAAGCCTTGATTGACCACCAAGTTAGGGAACTCCTCAACCCATTTCAGGTTGCCTTGTTGGTCAAAACACTCCATCCGAAAGACTCCGCCTGCTATCGCCTTTGAGCGAACACCTGCTTGTCTCTCAACGACACAGGACACCGTGTCCTCTGCATGTGATTTTTCGATCTGCATAATGCCCTCTACACTAGTTTGATCAAAGCAAAGGTTGGGTTATCCGCCGGAAGGTCCAACACAAAATTCTCATTGACCGTTGTTTGGTTCATCCCAAAATTCAATACAAACATCGCCTTATTGGCTTTGCTACTGTTGTAAATCAATGCTCCCGCCGTTGTAAACGATGTCCCCGCCCATGTAGGATTGTCAAAGCTTACGTAAGCAATCCCATTGCCTTGGTTCACCGTCACATTCGTCAGCGTCAGGCCCCCTGCTGTATACCCCGTCCCAGATACCTCATTGGTCGTTGAATACACGGTAGTATCCGGACCGAGCGTCGCCAAACTCGTATACAAGGCAATCTTTAATACATCCGTATCAAGGTCGTGTTCGCCCAACAGCAGTTGCCGCTTGAAACTTGTCGTCCATGTTTGCGTGATTGCCATTAATTCACCGGATACTTGATTTGACCATCACGATACGTATCACCACGCTGCTTGCCATCACCAAGCTGCTTCAGTAGTGCCAACGCTTCCTTATACTTTCCGTCATACAGCGCCATTAAATCAGGCTCCCCCTTCATAAAGGTGTACGCCTCTACCAAGCTTCCATACAACAGCGCTGAATCAAAATTGTCGCCTAACCACGTATTGTCTGCCGTTACTATCGATTCTGGATAATAGTAATAATGCAGTTCAACATCGTAAGATTGATCTGGCGTAGGCCCTAAAATCAAAGACAACTCTGTCGCAAGATTGGTCACTGGACCAAAAATACCGTAATACTTGGGGATAGCCTCGTAGCTTCCTGAAGGGAAAACTTCACGAATGAAGTTCACATCCTTGTTCAACAAATATATGTAATCATTGTTGTCATCAATAACCGCCAGCGAATACACCGACAAAAAATCATTAGGTGTAGTCAAATACTTGTTGCCCGCCGTCAGGTTACCTTCCACATTCTTACGAAGGTTGGCTAACTGAACGGTGTTGTAAATGCGCTGCTCCGCCTGACGAACAATTGTGTCAAGTTGTGTGGAGGAGAACTCGTTCTCCGTGTACTCTTGAATAGCGTCGGTCAGTTCTGTGTAGTTCATGATATGACCACCGTTACATTGTTCAAAACACCCGCTGCCGTTAATGGCTTTGCTACTGGAGCAGGCTGCATTCCTACTGATGCAATTGTAGAATCCCCGCCCTGCCAAACCGATACCAGCACTGTAGAAACCACATCTGGGCGCGGCTCATACACAGCAATCGGCTCATTAATCCCACGCTTTGGCTCAAGTTGTGGGTGCTTTGGTTCATAGCACTCCTGACAAACCTTGAACCCCGTCCATTCCTTCTTCAGTTCATTCAGCTTGAACCGCTGACCGCACTGATCACATATAGCTAACGAGTATTTGCCTGTTGCATACCCCGCCATATCAATATCCTATGTCAGGCGTTAAATACACACTAGCAATATCTCGATCTTCCTGCGCCGCACGGGCAAATTCTTCCTCGTACAACTGCTTCAACATTACTGTTCTGTCTGGCGCTTTTTTCAATGACAAGTAATACGCCAATCCTGCCGCTAAGCAAGGCAAAAAGCGGAACACAATGTCTGCGGTATTAGTATATGCCCCAACGTCTTGAATACGTCGAACAGCA